CCTTCGCATGGTTTGAGAATATTGAGCTCAATGGATCGACAGCTGCTTTGGTATTGCAGGCTGGTGATGAGTACACTGGTGTTGTGTCGAAACCAGCTAGTGCGTTGATGGCAGTTTCAAAATCCTTACATAATGTTCCTATTATTGGCAAATTTGCTCGAGCCACCACTATTGGTGCTTCTGCAGTTGCTAGCATTGCATCTATGTTCGGTTTTACGAATGTGCCAGTTATTGATTCTGTTCATGCCGTTGTACCTGTTGGTTGTCCACATCTTGCTTCTAGTGAGATATCGACACCTGTGCAAAAACTAACTTTAGATCCTAAACAGGAATTATCTATTGATCCAACTATGCATGGTTTAGATTCTGAAGATCAGATGGCTATTTGCAACATTATTAAGAAACCTACGATCATTACGACAGGTACTTGGGATTATAGTGATGCCACCGATGATTATTTAGTATCTTTGCGCGTTAATCCTAGTATAGCTAGACCAACAAATGTTATTGGTGCTGCAGGAACTAAAGCTACGCGTGTTTATCATACTTGGGTTTCGTATTTAGCAGCGGCTTTCACACACTGGCGTGGAGATATTATTTTAGATTTTGAGGTTGTGTGTACTAAATTCCATAAAGGTCGTCTTAAGATCCAATGGGATCCTGAACAATATACAGGAGCAGGTTTGGCTGATTCGAACAAAGTTTATACGACTATTATAGATATTGGTGAGTGCAATAAAGCATCATTACGTATACCATATCATCAGTCTACCGCCTGGTGTCGCACAGGTAATCCCAAACAGGTTATGTGGGCATTTGGTGGTGCTGTTAATAACGGAGTGATAGATGAGGATAATGGTCAATTAACTATTACAGTTATGACTCCATTGATGTCTCCAGTCTCTGCCGATTCGGTATATTATATTATGAGTATTCGTGGGGCTGAAAATTTAGAATTTGCTAATCCTCGCCAATCTTTGACATATATAAGCAATGAACCCCCACCCTCGTTTTTCCAAGTCCAAGCTAAAGATGAAATTGAAACAGAAACTCAGGAAATTACGTTCGGTGACGTGGGAAGTTATCATCCACATCGTTATGATCAAAATATGGGTCAAGCTGTAGTATCGTTGAGAACATTATTACATCGTTATTCTATATATGATGTATCTTGTGATCAAACTTCTACTGCAACTAGAGCTTATATTTTTACGAAATCTTATACGCGAAATCCTCCATCTTTTGGTTATGATCCTTCTGGATTATCTACAGCTAATAATATATCGTCTGGAAGTGGTACTTCACCTTTTAATTATACACCTATGCACCCCATTTCGTATTTTGCTAATTTATATGGTGCTTTTACTGGTGGAGTTAATTATGTTGCTAACACTTCTGTGGATTTGAGTTCATCGATAGGTGATGTTCGTGTATCGAGAAACAATATTACCACTTTAGCTACCGCTCGTGCTGGAGCTAATACAGCTGGATTAAATTCAAATAATGGGGTTAATTATAGTCGATATTGGTACAATTTCTTTTCACCACAGTATGGTTTGGCTGGTTCAGCTTATACTAATACTATGACGAATGGATCTTTAAACTGGTATGCTCCCCATATGTTGGAAACAAATTGGTGTTACACTGATCCTACTTATGCTATTGCTGGTAATGCAGATGATGAAACTACTAACGAGTGTACATATTTACAAGCTTTTATGAAACAAAATGTCTCTGGTGCAACTTCCAATCTATTCAGTCTTACTTCGTATGCAGGGACAGGAGTTGATTACAATTTATTGTGGTTGATTTGTTGTCCAACTATTGATTA